TGCAAAAGTCTCTTGTTAATCGTTGCATCGTGACCCCTGGGCGGGCTGGCAACAAGAGAAAAAATCCCAGACAGCCTTCAATATACACTATTCCTTGGGCGTGTCAAGAAGTTTTTTGTTATTTCTTGCGGCCATCATTTTTGCCTTCCAAACTGGGTTAGCCCATAGTGCTTTAGCTGCGGCTTTCTTAGCGGCTTTAACCTCTTCACGGTTAGCAATTTCTTTGTTGTTCGCAGTTTGTTTAGCAGCATAATCAGGGTCAGCCCACTGAGCTTTAGCTTGCGCACTGGTTTTAGCTTTGGACTCTTCTGTATTGCGGGCTTCCTTGATATTTTTAGCCAATGTGTCCCCTTGTGTTTCCCACATCTTTTTAGAGTTGATTGACTTGGATTCAAGCGCTTTTGGGGTATTTTGCGCTTTAGTTTGCCCTGCAACTACTTTGGCGCGGTACTCAGGATCTTGCCAATGCTCAGCAGTGAATTTGCCATCGTTGGCTTTTTGCTCGTCTGTACGGATATACCCGCTTGGCCCCTCGCCACCATCAGTTAAATTAAATAGTGTTCCTGTTTTTAAATCTCGCCGCCCGTACAGTTTGATAAGCTCCATTTCTTTGGCAAAAGCTTCTTCTTCATTTTCAGTTTCAAATACGCGCTCACAAACAGCAACAAAGTTGCGTTGCTTTAAATGTGAAATAAAGTCTTGAAATGGTTTGTTATGAGACCCCCTAGACCAATGCGATAAGTCACGATCTCCTGTACCTTTACCTACGTATACAGGCTGGCCTAGTTTAAGAGGGCGGGGATCACGGTAAACATAAACATAAAACATAGTTAACTCCTTTTAGAAGCTTTAACTATATATCAATGGATGGCGATTGTCAAATATATTTTCTAAATACTTTTCGAAAACAAGTTACGATACGGGTAACGCATAACGAGATAATAAGTACAATACGCCCAATAAAAAAGGCCCCGAAAGGCCTTTTTAAAGGTTAAAACTAATACTAAATTAGTAGGAACCGTAGATTCCGAGAGGATCGGAATAGCCGAAGCTATAACGCTCACGAGCTTTATAACGTACGTTCCCCGTATCAAAATCACCATCCATTGAGTTTTGCAATGGTGTACGCTCGAAGTGTTTCATACCATTTGGTACGTCAGTAGTCAAGAACCATGCATTAGGTGCTGTCAAGAAGTGGTTGACAGTATAGCCTTCAGGCACTGAACCATTGTTCTTTAGAGCGTTAATGTCATTGTTGTTTGTACCAACACGCAATTCTGTATCGAGCAAACGGGTTGCAACGAACATCAATGCTGGAGGAACAATCAACTTCTTGGGTCTAGCAGCGATCAAAAGGCCACGCTCGTCTGTCCAAGCAGCGATCTGAATAACAGCATTTTCCAACGCAGTTTCATTCAAATCAGCAGGGGTAGAAGGAGTATTAGCATTTGTACCGCCGTTCACTAGGGGGTGAGCCGTAGAGAACAAAGACACGCCATCACCACCAGTATAAGTAGCGTTAAAGCCGTTATTTAAAACAGCCGCTGCTTTAACTTGCTTGGTGTAAGCCATAGCACGGGCCAAGCCTTTGGTATAGCGAGCAGATAGAGAGTCATAGAGGTTGTCCTCAATAGCCTCTTCTGTCAAGCTAAAGCCAAGAGCGATAGTCTCGTGGTTATAGCGAGCTGTCCATGCTTCCTGCGCATTGTCGTAGGAGATGGCAGTGCCCTCACCCTTAACTGGTGCTGCTGAGAAGCCAGACAATTTGGTTTCTTCTTCAAAAGAACGCTCAGAAGTCTCTGTCTCATAGATTTCTTTGTGTTCTTCGCCGTAGCGAGCGTACTCTAGACCGAACAAAGCGTTCAAACCTGGGAGCAACTCTTTCAATAGTTGTGCGCGTGAAATAGCCATTTGTTAGCTCCTTAATTAAACGCCAGCAGTATTGGTCATACCTTGGAATGTTGCATTCCATGTAACCAAAACTTCGGGATAGCCAATGAAAGTTACTGCTGTGCCAGAAGCAAGAGTAACAGCGCTGCTTACAGTCACGGTTGTACCATTCACGTTAGTAACAGAAATATAGTTACCTTGTGCTGAACCTGTGCCTGTGGGGGCAATCAACTGCATACCAGGTTGGATTGCAGAGTTTGAAGCAGTCAATGTCACAGTTGTGCTTGAACCAGAAGTAGAAGCAGTGGCTGAAACGCTAACGGCTGTATCAGGAACGATACCAACGCAACGGAAGGGTAGTGCTGAAGCAATACGAGTATTACCAGAAGTACCAGAGCTAATAACAGCACCAGAGACAGCCATTGCTGAGTCACCAGTAGTGGTGTTACCTGCTGTACCTGTGACGGCATAGAGGTTAGAACCAATAAAGGTTGCGTTAGCATAGCCAACTGTAGAAGCTGTATTGCTCAAAGATGTACCTTGGGCAACCATCACTGCTTTAAACACTGTACGTGGATCGTCAACGACATAACCAACTGCGTAGTTAGACACAGTATTAGCAGGCCAGTATTGACCACGAACGATTTGGCTGGATGAATTGGTATATTCAGCGCCAAGGAAAATGCCTAATGTACCTGCAACAGCAGTTCCAGGAGAAGAGGCAGCAGACATGGTAGTGGTAACAATAGTACCACCAGAGAGTTGAACAATGTCACCATTGAACAAAGACGTGCTATAGGCACTGGCAATGGGATACATGCGGGTTGACCCTGCGTAGGGCAATCCACCGAACTCACTGACAGGCTTAAACCCGTAAGGTGCGGGAATGATTGGATAAGCCATTTAGGACTCCTGATTAAATTTAAATACCTTTTCCAAAGGACGTGGAAGACTTTCTCTCTTTAAAGATAGGCATTCTTGGGTCACTTTGACGCATTAAATTGTTATCTACAGCTTCCGTCTGAGCTTGTGTTTGTTTAGCGTAATATTCATCACGCTGCTCAATAAACTCTTCAGGAGTTTTGCAAAGTAACAATCCGCCTATTTCAATGTTGTCTTTATAACGACTTTGAGGGTCGGCTAACAGTCTAAATTTGGGTTGTTCCTCAAGCGCAACAGGCTCCCAACCTTCACGAATCTTTGAAGAAAGATTACGAGGATCAGAAGTATTAAGCGTTGAGACACGAATCCAACGGTATGCAAATCCGGGCTGCTTGTCTGGCTCGGGTAGCAATTCGGGCTGCGACCACTGCTTTGGACGCTCCACAACCGCACGTGTTTCTAGTTCTCTTGTCAATCTATTTTCAGCCATTTTGGGACTCCAGTTTTAGTGCTTCTCTAGCATATTGTTCGGGGGTTAAGCCTAGTTTTTTAGCAATGCTTACTTGACTAGTTCTAAGCTTTATCTTGTTTGAAGATGTGCTTCTAACCGCAGGAGCAACTACAGTGCTAGGTTTAGCACGGGTCGGTTCGGGTTTTTCTTCTTCGAAGTTTTCCGCAAACCTTTTGCGCATTGTTTTGTCTAATGTCGCATAGTATTCATCAGATCCAACTACCACACCATTGCGTTTGAGCTTTTCGTGTAAGCCTAAAGCAGCGGCAGTCATCTCCTCATCTTGTCCAAACCATTGATTGCGTTCTTGCCACGCCATCGCTCTTTGGTCTGGTTTAGGAGGTTGTTGAACCTGCTGTTGTTGAGGTTGTACTTCAATTTCAGGTTCTTGTAAAGTAGGTTTGTAGTTTTTTGCCTGCATTATGCGCAAATTAGCGACTTGCATGGCTTGTTGGGCTTCAATAATGGCATCTGTATCACCAGCGTCATAGGCTTCTTTATAAGCCTTTTTTGCCATTTCCAGTTCCATATTTGCCGCATTTTGCACAGTTGAGACGTATTCTTTCTCGCCTGACGACAATAAACCTTTCATTCGTTTATTTTCATCTAGCAAACGTCTAGCCAGTGTTAAAGCCTCTTGTTGCTCACGTAATGCAGATTCTTTTTCACGGCGCTCATCGTGCCAAACCTTACGCATTTGTTTGAGTTTGACCTTGACATTCTCATCATAAGAATCAAGTTCGTCTTTCTCTAGCTCTTCAACTAGAGGTCTTGGTAGTGGTGTCTTTCCACGATCTTCGGTTGGGGTATCGTCTTCGATTTCAATACTGATATCGTTTTCAGGACTATCTTCAACTTCATCGGGAAATTTAAATTCTTGTTTTTCAAATTCAGGCATTTTGTACTCCTTTATTTACGTCTAATACCACGTGGATCATCTACAACAGCATCTACTGTGTCGTCATAAATAATCCTAAATTCTCTGCCGTGGATAACTAATCTTGCTCCAGCATTTGGCCGAACCAAAATAAAGTCACCTTCTTTGCACCACGGGCCTGTGGGAAATTTGTTTTTATCGCTATAACAATCTGGCCCCATCGCAACCACAAACAAAACAGTCGTTAAGACTTCTTCGTTTCTAATTGTCTCGTCAGATTTAGCTATACCGTTTTCAAATTCCTTTTCTACTTCGGGAATCGCACAAAGAATCTTGTAGCCTGATGGCCTTGGGAGTTGCTTTGCTTTTTCGGCTTCTGTCGCCTCATAGTTGTATGCGCCAACTACTACCGGATTATCGGGGTTTGTACCCAATAGAATTTCATTCATCTGATTCCTCTAAATTTCGTTGCAGGTCTAATGTGTATCCCCTTGCAAAGAGCAGACCCTTGATCTCCCCACAAAGTTTTTTATAGTCCTCAAAATTCTCCACACGCCCTTCGGCCATGTAATCTTTAATCTGAGAAACTCTTTCGTCAAATTCTTTAATTAAAGTACTGAAGACATCCATTACTCATTACCTCCTGTTGGTGGTTTAGGCATAGCATTTCTGAGTTTTTGTGCCTCAATATTAGCTTCTGTCCTACCTTTGTCGTGGTTTTGTTCCGCAATTTGTTTCTTTCTCTCATGCTCATTGCGAGCTAAAGTTTGAAACTCAGTGCGCCCACGGTCATGGTTTTGGTCAGCAATCTGGGTATTTTTTTGATGAACTTGTTCTGAAATAGTCTTTATAACATCAGCACCAGTTTGCAATAGCCCAAGTTGTTTCTGGTTGCGAGACTGCATCACAGTTTTAAGTGCATCCACTTTTATCTGTTGTGCTTTGAACATAGCATCCGTCTGATCTTTCTGAGCCTTGCGTGCTTGCTCTTGCTGCTTAATCTGCAACTCTTGCATTTGCATCTGCACCAACGGGTCTTGTGCTTGTTGCTGTGCTTGTTGTTGAGCAGCTTGACCTTGATGCTGTTGCAATAGCTGTTGTGCGGCCTGTGCAAGTAGCGGAGCCAACCTAGCTTCCACTTGGGGATCCATATGGATTTCTTCGCCACTCTCATCCTGTTGTGGAGGTAGAGACATACCAAGCTGCTGCTCAATCTGTACACGATACTCAAAGCCTAAGTGCTCACTGATATGAGCCTGCATTGCTGCTTGTAGAGCCTGTGCATTAGGATTGTTCTGCAACAACTGCATGACTTGCGGGTCTTGCATAGCAGACATATGAACCACTATATGTGACTTGTGATCTTGATAAGCAAACGCTTTGACGGGCTTGCCCTTGAGCACATTCTGATTCTCGGATACTGGGTCTGTAGGCTTCTGATCCTCATCCATCGGAACCAACTTCTCGGCATTTTTAATGCCCAACACCTCCAACATCTGACGATGTAAGAGCGGCAGGTTATATAACTGGGGAGACTGTTGTGCCAACTGAAGCACAGCTTGATACTGCACAATCTTCTGCGCCATTGTCGAGGCGTTTGGATCGCTAACGGGTATCACATCCACGTCATCATAGTCAGACCGCTTGGCCTTGCGACCACCGCTCTCAGGCTCATAAGAATAGTCTTCTGGGGTATACGCCGCAATAATATTCTTGAGTAGCCCCAACTCTTGCTTCATTGCAAAGTGGATGCGGGCCTGCACTGCACTCATAGTCTTTAGAGTGCGCTCAAGGATAGCCAGCGTAGTACCTACAGGCGCTTGGCTTGACATATCACTAATCTGCAAGTCAGCCGTATTAGCGAACCTTCTACCTTCTTCCACAATGGCTTGTAGTAGAGTCATCAAAGTCTGGCTTGGCTCCTTGTATGGGAGCGGCAACAAGTTATCTTTAATAGTGCCACCAGGGATATCCACATCCCTCCACTCACCTGGAGCGATAGGCGTGTCATCATTCTTGACACGCAAGCCTCTGGCCTTGAAGCCACCGGGCAAGTTAGCTAGCGTACCCGCATCTACCAACTGACGAGTCAAGCTTGTACCAGCTTTAGCAAACGCTCCAACCAAGTGAATCAACCCGAATGCATAGAACCCAAACCCAGGAATGTAAGGGTAGTGGACATAGTGACTGCGCTTAGTGCACTGCTCATCGTCTGGCTCCCAGTTGCGCCGTATCGCCAACACCTTCTGACTGCCCTTCTCAACAGTCACAATATAGGGCAGCTTGATCCCAGTCTGGTTGCCTTCCTCATCCTCGTGCTCGTAACCTTCCAAGTCAAGGTCAACATTAATCTCAAGTATCTTATAGCGGCTATCTGTTGTAGCCCTAAAGCCCATCTTCTCTGCTATCTTTTTCTCAACCTCATCGAGCGTATTGTTTGGCTCACCTAGGTCAATGTCTAGGTAGAACCCAGCCACCTGCAATCTACGCAGCTCGTTCTCGGTCTTACGCATCACGTGCGTAACCCTCTCAGCAGACTCCAAATTACTTGCGCCGTATGGGACAACGATGTCTTCTGCGGGGACAAATATGGATACTTGCCTGTCTAAGTGCGGGTCAAAATACACTTTCTTGAATGCATTGCCCGACAACCCCAAACCCCACAACATGCGCTCATGCTCGGTGCGGTACTCGGTCATCACATCCGTCAACTGATAATTCATATCATCTTGCACACGGACTGCCGCAGCTTTCTTGGCTGGGGTTTCTTTGCCTATGATCTGGGTACGTACTGGCCCCGCTGCTGGGAATGTACTCATCATAGTCTCAGACTGAAACTTAACCAACGCCTCAGTTAGCAACGGATGGTACAAGCCACAAGCGCCAAGCCAAGGATCTGTGCGCTCTTCCATCTTCATACCAAGAAGTTCTAAGCCGTCAACGTAAGTCTGCATCCAGTCTTTGCGTGAATGCACATCTTCTTCATAGTCGCTGATCAGCTCACTTGCTATAGACTGAAGTAATGATTCTGGTATTTCTTCTGCCAAGTTTCTATTAAACTCATCGGCATCTACACCTTTCTCCATGCTGATATCCACACCATCAGTATGAATATGCACCGCATCAGGGTTCTCAATTTCAATCTCAAGCGGTTCTTCGTTTTGAGCCAAAGCTTCAATACCTTTGGGTGCTTCATACAATGCTTTATGGATAGCCATAATAATCCTTAATAGTATTCTCTTTTACGGCGGAAGTATTTAACTTCATCTGGTTCATCAGAATCTAATCTAATAAACCCGCCCCGTCTGTAACGAATTAAAGCTTGAGACATAGAGTCAACCATATCGTCATGCTCTCCTGATGGAAAACTTGCCACCTCTTCGACCAACTCTTCTGCCCAACTTGTATTAGGAACCCACACCATCCCACTTGCAAACAAGTCAGATACAGAATTCAGCCTAGCTATCTTATCATTACCTTTAGTCGGCGTAAAATCTTGCACAGGTATTCCCATCGCACGCAACTCAAAGATCAACGGCGACCCTGCTGCCTTGGCTTCAACAATAATAGTATCGGGTTCCCACTCTTTATATTCCCTATACGCTCTTTGCTTTAGTTCTGGAAACTCCATACGCTGTTTGAACGCATTGAGCAAGATAATATTGGCCTGATTTATACCTCTATCGTCCGGCAAATAGAAAACTCCCCACGTTGTACACGCAGAATAGTCGCTACGCTCCGTTTTTAGGAAGGCAGTATCCCAAGACTGGATAATAAACTCGCAATATGGGGGGCTATCTTCCTCCCAAACCCTCCACCACTCCCGTTTTATGATGGCAGACACGTCTGAAGTGGGTTGTTGCTGGTACTGAGCCATCCATTTTGCGTTTGGAAGCTCCGTTTTTAGCGCTTCTAACTCTTTTAATGACCAAAATTGAGGCCAAAGTGGGTTTCCAGAGGGTAAAAGTGCGGGAAATTCAATCACTTTCCACTCTTCCCCTGACCTTTGAGCAGCCGCTTTGAGTACTTGACCCGTCAAATCTTTCTTAGACCAGCGTGTCATCACGATCACAATAGCTCCGCCCGGTTGCAGACGCTGACGTGGCCCTGATGTGTACCACTCATACGTCTTATCATATATCTCAGGGTTCACTTCCGCCAAGGTAGCTTCTTGTTCCGAATGCGGGTCATCAATGATGAGGAGGTCAGCGCCTTTACCCGTAACTGCGCCACCCACACCAATCGCAAAATATTCTCCTGAATAGTTAGTGGCCCACCTGCCAGCAGCTTTAGAGTCAGCTTGTAGAGCGACTTCCGGAAATATGTCTTTATAGTGGTCAGCATCGACTAAGTTCCTTACCTTCCTACCAAACCCCACAGCCAACTCCGCTGTGTGACTAGTCTGAATAATTTTCTTACCTGGGAATAACCCTAGGAACCAAGCTGGCAGTAGATAAGAAGCAAACTCTGACTTGGTATGTCGTGGTGGCATATTAATAATAAGCCGTTTGACCTTGCCTTGGGCAACTTCTTCAAAGGCTCTTGCCATGCGCTCATGATGTCTGCCGTGGATGAACCCAGGCCACATGTATTTCACAAATGCCATGAAATCATTGGCAGCTAACTGTTTGGTTTTGGAACGCCTAATCTCAGCGAGCAGTGCGCCAACCTTCTGCTGTGCAGCGGGTGGTAAATTGGGTAAAACTTTTTCAGCTTTCAGAAGCAGGCTCGGATCCATTTACCATCCCTAGTTCTTCATCCAAGTCCATGTCGCCAATACTTTTTGGCTTGCTTTTTGCTTCAACATCTACCACATCTGAACCATATAGCTCTAGAGTCTTAATAAGCTCTGTCTCAATATCTTCTACTGTGCGGTGCGTGACTGTGACGTCAATTCGTTCTGAAAACAAACCAACACTTGAAATTTTGCCTAGGTTTTCCAATGCCTTCATACGCTGGCGTGGATCTGGGTCTACGGATTCAGCTATCAACTTGTTTGTGATGTAGTTGCGTAGCCGCCTTGAAACATCTAATACTTCATGATCCCACTCACTGAGTATTGCTTCTAAATTAATTATCGTGCCAGGTGTTAGATCTTTTACTGGTGGCAGTTTGCCTTCTGCCATGATCTGATGGGATGCAGCCTTATCTTGGGCTGTAATGCTTACATCTGCGCCCTGCTTAATTAGTTCCTGTATTGTTTCAAAGTAAGCATGGGCTTTAGAACGGAAGTCTTCTATTTCTTCCGGTGTAGTGTCGAAGGGAAATGGTATCCCAACTTCTGGTGTAGCTAAGATTGGCATAGAACTTTTTGTGGCTCCTTTCGGGCATTGTATAACACTTTTTATTTTGTGCAAGTTGGTTCCCATAAAGCAGGGTTAGGTAGAACAACACTCTAATGAAGAACACCTACGGAGCTAAACCGTTTTACCAACATCAAAAGTTTATCAAAAAATATATACCCCCCGGGGGTGTTTGATTTAAATTGATGACGGGGGGTGTTCCTATGTAATACTTTAGTTATAACAGATTTTAAAAGTGTGTGATTGGTTGTGCAGATTAGTAAGTAGGTAGCATGGTCGGAGTCCCAAAGCCATTTTGGGGGGTGGGGGGTCACTTGGCTCGCCCGAATTTATGAACACCCTGTTCATATGTTTATTAAAAATACTTGTAAAAAAGATCAATTTAGGTTATACTAAAGGTTCAGTAGGTTGATTGATCTACTGGAAACAACTTATTATCAACTGTTCATAAATTGGAGTTTTAAAAATGACTAATGCAACTACTGGATACACCGAGGTTATCAAAGCCACTCAAGATGCTATCAAAGCCGATACATCGACAACGTCAAAGTGGGTTAACTGTGGCAAAGCTAATGCCGAATTTTTCGGTACAGCGAGCGCTCTTGAAGGCGTCAAAGCCCAATTCATCGCCGATGCTATTCTCCCCGCTTTACCCGCAAAGCACGCTAAAGCGCTTAACACCGAGTTACCTCGCAAGGGTTCGACACAATACAATGAATTGACCGATGTCGAAAAAGCACAATGGGAAGACGTGAATCAAGCCAAAAAAGATGCACGCTCAACATGTGGCACATACTTTGCCCGTGTTTTATCTTATGCTTTCCCTAAAGTAAAAGACGAGAGCACCGAACCCAAAGCGAGCGATGAGACAAAAGACCTCGAAATGCTCAACGCTTTGATCAAACGCTTGGAAAAAGCCGAGTCGCGCCCTTACTTGATTACTGATGTTCTTTTTCACCTGCACAATGCACGCACCACAATGAACAAGCCAGTCTAATCGACACCGCTCAAATCAAGCCCGCTTCGGCGGGCTTTTTCTTCGCCTCAAATTTTGTGTCCCGAATCATTTCATGATAGTTGCACAAGATGATGATGATGCACACCAATTTGTTAACACATGTTAATAAGTTTGGCTCTGTTCCGCATGTTCCGCAATGTTCCATTCGACTGGAACACGGCAAGTCATTGATTTTAAAGGGAAAATCGGCTTTTTTTATATAATGTTCCAATGTTCCATATATATAAGAACACTCTCCAAGTTGCTACACTACTTTACAATGTTAAGTATGTGGCTTGTTCCGCTTTTGGGCGGTCTTGGCAAGGTCGTTATATCACTGGAACATTGGAACAGGGCGACAACGAAGCGCCTAAGCCTATGATTTTAAATAACTTTTTCTCATTTTGCCAATTTGGAACATGCGGAACAAACGGAACATTTCACCACTTTACAATGGAGTAAATCATGCTAAAAGCATTTTGTAGGTGTTGCGGTGCAGATGTCGCACCTAAACGCTGGGCACTCGGTTTCAAGCTCTGCATGGACTGCGGACAATCTGAAGCCAAAAAGCGCAAGCACACAATCGTGCCTATGCACAAATCGAACTATATTGTTGTAACAGACTACAACATGTTAACAGGTGTTAATAACAAAGGAGGAAACGTCAAATGAGTAAGATGAATTTGGTAATCATTAGTTTGCTATCCATGCAGACCATGCGTTTTGGTCTTAATGGCGATGCGTTAATCAACAAGGGTTTGCTGATATTTACAGGCTTGTTGCTTGCAATTATCTTTTACGAGTTGTTCTTGGAGTACAAGGAACTAAGCACAGTACAAGAAGTTGCAGAGCGTGAAGACCCAATCAACTATATTTAAAGGAGTAGATATGAAAACAGAACACATTGACTCGGTGCTAGTTTTGACTGCACAAATGGTAACCATCATGGCAGTTTGCATCTTAATGGTGCTTGTATGGTAATTGATCGTAAGACTGGTAAACCAGTTGAGATCGGTGACATTGTAATGCGAAAGGATTACAAGGGTTTTCGCCACAGGTATGAGGTCATGGACTTCACGCCAAGGGGCGTTTGGGTGCGCAAGTTAGAGCGAGATAGATATGTATATCTAAGCATGACGCTTGCGAGTTTGCAACTGGATGAGGTGATGGTATGAGAGTGCAGATGCAGAGTAAGTGTACGAGCACACAGCAAAACTTATTAACAGGAGTTCATAAATGGAGATAGTTTGGAAGAACTACGATAGAGGAACAATCTGCGTGATAAGGTTGTTTAACGGCAAACCCGAGGCTTTGCGCCTATTCGAGCAACACCACTACCAAGAGTGGGTTGGTTGCTTTTCAATCATTTGAGGAGAATGAATAATGTATTGGAATCACAGAATCGTTGATATGAGCCATGAGAATGGCGGTGACCCTTGGTTCGAAATCAAGGAGGTTTATTACGATGACGATCACAACGTCACAGGGTATTGCGACCGCATGGACTCAAGCGAGACGCCTGAAGATGTTATCAGTAACTTGAAGCGCATGTTGCAGGATATTGAGGGTGAGCGTGTGGTGCATGGTGTAACGCTAAAGGAGATCACAAATGAATCTTGAAAGTGAGTTGAGAGCAGTTGCTCGGATTGCCCTTGATTGGATAAAAGAAGATAGATGGGAAGAGTCGGAGATACTTTTAAACATGTTCTATGAGTATGCAGACAACAAGGAAAAAGCAAATGAAAATCATACTTGAGATGACACAACAAGAGATTAATGCGTTAAACGACATCGTGGACTATGTGCTACTGGATGCTAGGGATAACCAGTTCTACTATGCACAGGCACAGTTGCTACACAACTGGATCATTAACGGAGGGATTGCGGATGATACGCAAAGATCAGTTGACTGAGGAAGACCTACGTGCGATTCGTAGAAAAACGATCATCGTCATATTGGCGGTGGTGCTTTTGTATTTATTAACAGGAGTTCATAAATGACACGCATTAGAAACTATGAGTATTTCAAGGATCAGTACGAGAAGATCAAGCCCATTCGTGGGCGACCCGATTGCAGACCGATCCATGATCGCAGACACACGCATAAAACTATCATTGCCAAGAAATTGTTAAGCGGTGAGACATCGTATGCGTTGAAGTTCCACAACACCGAGTGCGTTGAGTACTTTCCAAATGGTGACATCGTGGTGCGTACTGGTGGATGGGTTACGCCATTGACTGCTGACTTTATCTACACTTACAGCCCGTTCAAGTGTTGGAAACAATACAACAAAGTGTGGGTTAACTTTGTGGATGAGTCAAGTAATCATGAGCGTGGTGTGTCGTACCCAGTTAACGGAGAGTTGACGTTGCAGTATGAGGGTGAGTATCAACATGGGCAACACATTCATGGTGTGATGTATAAACCCGTTGGAGATGTCGCTATCACTAAACGTGTTGTAGATCGTGCGAAGGCAAAGGCAGCCCGCGCAGTTGTAGAACCATTCTTAAACTTTGCTAAGTTGTTCCTCTCCATGTCGGATGGATGGATCATGCATAGTACTGTTAAAGAACATGTGGAGATTATTAATGGGCAAATTAACTGGGGTTACTTTAGTTCGCCAGACTTGTACGAGCAGATGCAAACAAAGGAAGACAGATATATATTCATGATGGCGTATCTGTTGCGTACCGATGAGCCGATCAAAAAGAATATTGCAGAAACTCATGAGGAGAAGATGCAATGGGGTATGGACAGGATACATCTGTATGACAAGCAGTTTAAATTCGAGACGCTCAAGCGTAGAGTTTATACAGTCGTTGAGGGTGCGAATGATATATACACTACAAAGGAGGTGAGTGCGTCAGGCAAGGCCATGACCAATGTCGTTTAATCAAGTTCTCAAATACTTGACAAGGGGTATGACATCTGTTATAATAGGTGTAACAGTTGTCGAAGTGGTTAGTAATTGTGTTAGGTTAACAACTGTTAATAAAAGGAAAAACAAATGAGTGCAATTAATTTTGGTAGTTCAGTATCGTTGAAAGAGTTTGCTCAAAGCATCGGCATTGTGGGCGAGAAGGTAACTGTGATCGGACAGGGTGAACCTGGGATTGGCAAGAGCGCCATGCTAAAAGTTCTTGGTGCGCAGTATCCCAATTATGAGTTGGCGTACATCGACTGCACCTTGCTTGACCTCGGCGACTTTGCTTTGCCCTACACCGAGGTGGTGGACAGTGAGTTTGGTATGCGTGTAACTAAGTTTGCACCCAATGCTAGGTTCAAGATGCATATGAACAAGCCAGTCATCGTTATGCTTGACGAGATCGGCAAGGCAATGAAGGCGGTTAAGAATGTGCTATTGACTCTCATGCTAGAGCATAGGATCGGTGACAACTACTTGCCTGAAGGTTCGATTGTGTTCGGTACAACTAATCTGTTGACAGATGGTGTCGGTGACATGCTCGAAGCACATGCAAGGAATCGTGTGTGTTTTGTAACTGTGCGCAAGCCCGATGCAGATGAGTGGATTGAGTGGGCATTGGGTAATAACATTGCACCCGAGGTGATCGCATGGGTCAAGCAGTTCCCACATGCGTTGGCAAGTTACACCGATGGTGGACAGAAAGACAATCCCTATATCTTCAATCCACAGCGTGCTGGTATGGGTGCGGTGGTTACACCAAGAAGTTTGGAGAAGGCTAGTTACATTGCAAAGCAACGTGACCAGTTGGGTGATGCGCTGACAATTAGTATGCTGACAGGCACTATCGGTGAGAGTGCATCAAGGGACATGCAATCGTTCTTTACTGTGGTGGACAAGTTACCTACATGGGATGCGATCATGGCTAGTCCGTTGACTGCAAAGCTACCGACAGATGCAGTAGCTAAATGCATACTAGTGTTTAGTGCAATCAGTAGAGTAGAGAAAGATACTCTAAGCAAGTGGATGTCCTACGTACAACGTATGGACAAGGAGTGGCAAGCGTTGTTTGCTACGAGTGTGATGAAGTCTCCAAGCAAGCAAGCGTTCTGCGTGTTGCAGAAAGACTTCAAGGACTGGGCGTTGAACAATCAGTGGTTATTCTAATTTATTAACAGGAGTTCATAAAATGACATTGAGTGCAGAACAAAGAGTACAGAAGGCACACGTTGCCTTGATGAAAGACCCCAAGTACTGTTGGTATTCGGGTATCTTTATGGTCGGTGAAACAAGCGTGAAGGATGATGTCCCAACTGCTTGTACCGATGGTCGCAACACTATGTATGGTAGGGCGTTCGTTGAGAAGATGGATGACAAGGGACTGCGTGCAGTTATCTTGCATGAGAATCTACACAAGGCTTTCCGACATACTACTACATGGAGACATCTCTATGATGAACATGCACAGTTGGCTAACATGGCGTGCGACTTTGTTATCAACATAATGATCCACGATTCTGATATGAATGGGTCGTTCGTTAAGTTGCCCGATATGGCACTACTTGATATGAAGTATCGGGGATGGGATGCGGGGTCGGTGTACAAAGACTTGATGCAACAAGCACAGGGTGGGTCGGTGCATGTGAAGACAGTCGGCAATCCACAAGGCAAGGATATACCAGTTGACAACGAGTCGGGGTATGGTGGCTTTGATGAGCATGACTGGGATGGTGCGAAGGATATGACCAAGGAAGAGCAGAACAAACTAGCACGAGACATTGACCAAGCGTTGCGTCAGGGTGCGATCCTTGCGGGCAAGATGAGTGCCAACGTACCGAGGGAAGTGACCGATGAACTAAAAGCCAAGGTCGATTGGCGTGAGGCTATGCGTGAGTTCGTCACATCGTTCTGTATGGATAAGGATGAGAGCACATGGCGTAGACCAAATCGTAGGTGGATAGACCAAGATGTTTACATGCCATCATTGATCGGTGAGTCGGTCGGTCGTATCGTGGTGGCTATTGATATGTCAGGGTCGATTGGTAGCGAGGAGATCGGGCAGTTTCTTGGTGAGGTGCGCAAGATATGCGAGACTGTTAGACCCGAAGGTATCGACTTGATCTATTGGGATACTGAGGTGTGCTCGCATGAGAAGTACGAGCAAGATCAACTCGACAACTTGTTGTCCAGTACTAAGCCCAAGGGTGGGGGCGGTACTGATGTAGCGTGTGTGCCTATCTATATGCGAGAGCATAGGATCAAGGCTGAGTGTTCGGTTATCTTAACCGATGGTTATTTAGGTGGGGACTGGGGTGTGTGGGATTGTCCAACACTATGGGGTATCACAAGTGAGGTCACTTCAGATGTTGGTAAGACTATTCACATCGAAGCATAATTTATTAACAGGTGTTAACAAAAAGGAGAGTGCAAATGATTCAGAACAGTGCAATGCTAGTTGATTTGAACATCAGTGTATGGACAGGTCGCAAGATGGATAAGAAAGTATCCGAAGAGATTGATGCGAGCAAGGGTACGAAGTCAAGGGCTGGCAACTATCACAAAAAGTTGTTGGCAGGTACAGATCGGTTGGATGAGTTACAGAAACTTGTTACCAAGATTCGTACGTGGCACTACGAGCAGACCTTGCCTTGGTCGGATGGCGGGTCTCGCTTACTACCAATGAAAAACTTCTTTGACTACAAGGCTACGCTTGGAGACTTTGAGCGTCAGTTGGAAGGTGAGGTACAGATGTTCTTGCAAGAGTACGACACGCTAGTAACGGCGGCGGCTTTCCAGTTGGGTGATTTGTTTGACTCGGAAGAGTATCCTACTGCTGAGAGTTTGAAGAGCAAGTTCAAGTTTAAGTATGTGTTCTTGCCAGTGCCTGATGTAGGTGACTTTAGGATTGAGGTAAATGATGCCCACAAGGAAGAGCTGAAGGCCCAGTACGAAGAGTTCTACAACAACAAGTTGGCAGATGCTATGAAAGATGCATGGGATAGACTGCACGATTGCCTGACACGCATGAGCACAAAGTTGGCGGGCGAGGATAAGCAGATATTCAGAGACTCATTGGTGAATAATGCATCAGACCTATGCGAGTTGCTTACTAAGTTGAACGTGACTGGTGACTCTAAATTAGAGTTTGCTAGAAAGAAGTTGGAGAGTGCGCTTGTAGGTGTCACGGCCAGCGAGTTACGCAA